AATGATGCTGAATTGAGCAATCTTGTTCGGCTGGCAGAATTCCTTGAGGACCTTAAAACCGTGCTTGGCGGCAAACCGATCATGGTCAACAGCGCGTTCCGGTCGAAGGCGGTAAACGATGCTGTAGGAAGCAAAGACACTTCTCAACATCGCGTTGGCTGTGCGGCTGACATCCGTGTCCCGGGAATGACCCCTGATGCTGTCGTGAGGGCTGTTGTTGCCTCAGACCTTGGTTATGACCAAGTGATTCGAGAGTTTGACCGGTGGACGCACATCAGCATCCCCAACGAGGCGGCCCGCGCACCTCGCAAGCAAGCCCTCATCATTGACAAAACCGGAACCCGCTTGTTTGCTTAAGGCTTTGTGATGAATAGCACCGGTTGACCCACCGGTGTTCGGATGACCCCTGTTACCTGACTGGCCCCACAAAAAGCAGGCCTGTTCCGGGATTGGCAGGGGTCATTTGCATTAAAAGAGGCCGCAACCCAACCCGGAGGTTTTGCGCAAGAACACAGCAAAAACGTGCTCAGTGCGACGATTGCGGCCCGGGTCACAACAACCACTGCGCTTAAAGCCCATCCAACGATTGCGTAAATGTAGTTCATTCTTCGTCCTCAAAAAAGTCGTGATTTTCCCTGCGGCCCTTGTTGTCCTTGTGGGCCTTGGGTGTGTGCTTGTATCTGAAAATGTAAGCCCTGTCAGGGTATGCAAGGGCAAACAGGCGGGCAAGGTAGGGTGAGCAGTTGTTGCTGACCTTGAACCCTGCGAGGGACCGTTCCATCACGGCAGTGTGGTGTCGCAAAAAATGAATGATGGTCCTTGCTGAGTAGTGCTTGAAGCCCACGCCAATCACGGCAAAGGTTTCGCGCACAAACAATTTCCAAATGTGTTCGTTCTTGGGGAACCACTCAACAAACTCGTCTGAGAATTGTTCCCGGTTCTTTCCGATCAAATCTGTGTAGCGTGTCATGTTTTGTCCTTTTGTTAAAACCGGTAATGCCGGTGCAGGATGGGGCTACAAACCCCACCCAACATCAGTACTGAGGCTCTTGCTCACCCTCACCTTCGGGTTCGGGGTCGTTCAGGAATGCTTTGCCATCCCAGTTTTTGAATGGCATCAGGTCAAGGACCAACATTTGCCCTGCGCGTGTCTCGATGACACTGCCAATGGTGCGGTAGCGGTTCTTTTCCTTGCCATCCCGGTCGGTGTATGTGCCGATGGATGCTTTTACGATTTTTAGGGTCTTAGCCATTTTTTACCTTTAGGTTGTTGAGAATTTCTATTTTTTCTTGCACTTGGTTCAAGAACTCTGCCACCTGATTTTCCAAATCAGCCACTAGCATCTCATTGAACTCGACGCGAATGATTTTGAGTTGGAGGGCTTCAGGCATCCGTGGGTCAAATGACACAAAGTCGCACCAAATACGGTCTGTGCAAGCCATTTGCCACTGCATCTGTAACACATAGCGGTTGTCGATTGTGTTGTTGATGAGGGTTTCAATATGTGTAGCGGTGTTGGGACACTTGATCTCAATCAAACCATCCTCACCAACAAGGCCGTCCGGAGAGGCCCCACACATCGAAATTGACCTGTGCTCTACAAAACCCACTTCATCCACCATCATGTCAGTCGCCATCTCATAAGCGGCCCGTGCCAGCGGTTCGGTGTCGGTCCCCCACTGCATCGCAGAACTGTTGAATGATTCAGTTGGTTTGCCGGTCAATCGTTCAACAATCAACTGAGCCATGTAATTGCCCCGGCTTGCAGATACCCCTGTTTTGGTCTTGGCGACCACGTCTGCGACACGCGAGGCTGTCACCTTGCCCAATCGGGCGGTGTACCAATCGTCTGTTCGTTGTTCCATCAAAAAACCCCTTTCAGCGCAACATCTGTTGCTTCAATTACATCGTCACGCGAGGATAAACATTCATTGACTAAGTGCGGAATCCGAACACGCAGTTCAGGGTCCATGCTTGCATAGTCAACACAGTGCAAAGCGTGAAGCATTGTGTATGCAGGACTTCCTTTTTTTGCGTGAAGCATGTTCATCACATCAATAAGTTTGCAAACATCAAAATAGTTTTTTTCAAACAGGCTTTTGATCACCTGTTTTGCTATCAGTTGTTTTGTGTCCGGCAGACTCGAAACGGCTGGCAAATCCGAGTCGAATGATTTCAGACTGAATTGACCATAAAGCGTCGAGTTTTCCTCTCTCGTACTCGTTTTCTCTGTCCCACTTGTTGAGTCGATGTGCACCGATGAGTCCGAGCGCGAACCCCGCCATAAAGATAGAAATGACATCACTTACCTCCATTATTTTCTACCAAAGGATTTTTTGATACGGTCCTTGACGGCGATGATCTGTTTTTGAGACACGACATCACCGGCGGCGGCTTTGTAGGCTTCCTTGTAAGCCCTGATCAAGGTTTCCTCATCTGTGGCAAGGCTCATGTTGTCGATGTGCTCTGCCAACTCATGCTCAGGCATTTTGAATTCTGTTTTCACAGAGGCCGCCATGCCGTCATCGTCTACTGGTGCGAGGCCAAAACTCGCCATCAGGGAATACCGGCGGGCATAAGTCAATGCGCTACCAAAGGCTGTTGGGCGATTGTCTGCCACGGGCAAATGCAACTCACCAAGGACCAACAGGCCGCCAGATTCGTGAATGATGACGGTCTTGACGAACACGCCATTGTCTTTTGTCTCAGCCCATTGGGTAAGGCCGAAGCCCTCGTCATGCAGGCCGTCAATCACAGCGTCAATGCACTCTGACAGGTCGGCATAGCGGCTTTTGAGATGGCTATTCTCAACCTTCTTGAGGGCCTTCTTGAATTTGCGTTGTGCGCGAACGAATGCGCTGTACACCACAGCATCGTCATCAAGGTGAGGATATTCAACCTTGCTTTCTTGCATTGGTATGTATTCGCCGGGTTTTGTTTCTTCAATCATTGTCTTGTCCTTTGTGTAAGTTTTCGATGGCAATTTGGTACTCGTTGATTTCACGGCATAGGAAGCCGACGACACTTCTGAGCAGACCAACTTCGTAACTGATGCGATCAACTGATGGCTGATCTTTGTAATTCCTGTAGGCGGCGGCTTCGCATTCAGAGCAAAGTGTTACTGGGTCAAGAATCATGCGACCCCCAACAGAACGGCTTGCCAAAATAAGTCCTCATCGGACATCACTCTGGGCGTTGTAAAACGGGACCCAATGACAATCCCGGACTTGGTTGTAGTGAACTCACTCATTGTTGCTCTCCCATCGCGCAATGGCGGCCTCGTCAGAATCTGTTTGACGGTGCAGGGTGTGATGGGCGTCAATTTTGGTTGTAATGGCTTCATAGTCTTTCTCCGTCAAGGCGTACATGATTTCACCGTCCTCGTTGCTCACTGAGTAGTCGTACCCTTCGGACTGACCCACCTCGGGGTCGCCTGCAAGGTATTCATACTCAATCACAACATCTTCGCCGGTGGATGGCAGGCTCATCTCAAATTGGAGCATTACGGCCTCCAAACAAAAAAGTCCATCACCAACACTGCGATGCTGACCGCATACACAGCAAACCAAATCACGTTCCATTTCATTGAGTCAAACTCTTTTTGTGTCATGTATTTCATTTTGTTTCCTTTGAGGGGCCGAAGCCCCGTTGATTAAGCCAACAACAAAGCCTCTGCTTGAGACTTGAGGCGGTTGCCGTCACCGAACCATGCGTTGGTCATGCGCGTGTCGGCATTGTGGCCTCGTTCATGGTCAACATACTGCGTGACAGCGTTCAACAGGCCCCACTTGGTTCCGCTTGCGCCACTGAGGTCTGAACCCATGCCCTTGCCATCGAACAACTCCAACACCTTGCGGTATGAGCGGCTGTCGGACAACACGGCCTGTTTTTGCAGAACACCGGGAACCTTGACCAACTGCTCTGTAGGTGGGAACAACTCTGTCAGGAATGACTTGACGAAGTTGCTGTTGACACCGGCCCGGGCCAACTTGCGGTAGTTGTCCATCATTCCCTCGAAACCACCGACCACAAGGCCCAAGCGGTCACGCATCATGCTTGCATCGAAACGTGCGCCATGAGTTATGGAGACGCGGCTTGGAGCGGCTTCACGGTCTGCCATCGACAAGGTGTTGTTGCACACGACACGCACGCTAGTGAACTGGCCCATAGTCGCTGTTGAGCCATCAAAACTTGTCGACAGCAACAGGTAGCCACGCACCGCGTCATCGCCCAACACGCAAGCCTCTTTGTTGACGTTCGCCAAAGCCCAGATGCGTTTTCCGCCACTGATGCAACCGGCTGTCTCAAGGCTAAAACCGGCTGAAGACACGAGGGTGTTGAAAAAGTCGAGAATCTCACCGGGCTGGTGAATGCGATAGCGGTCTGTCACGACACCCAGAGGTTGATTTGTGTCGTTGCGGTAGATCACCTTGCGGCCTGTAACAGCGACCATTGAGGCCAAAGCGTCATTGGGCTTAAACAACACGGGAGTGACTTCAGCATCCCAATCCAGACCGGCCTCTTTGCGCCAGACTTCGATGGGCGCATTGGGGGACAGGTCCTGACCGAGGCCGTGCCAAGGTTTTGCGCCTACATAAGCAATTTCAGACTTGCCGGTGATTGCGTTTGTTTCGATTAAGTGAGCCATTTTGTTTCCTTTGTAAAGACCCCTGAGGGGCATAGTTTTGATGGGCCGGATGGCACATCCCAAGGCTCACCTAATGAGCCTCAGGATAGGTCATCAGGCGGTTATTGCGGCAATGGCGGCGCGTTTTGTTGGGAACTCTGTGTAGAACTCGGGGCCTTGGCCATAAACTTTTGTAATGACCCATCCTTGCTTGGTTTGCAAGATGCTGTATTGGACGAGGCTTTTTGAAACCCAACCTGTGAAGTAGTACAAGCCTGTGTAGATGCGGCTGATAGTTGGTTTGCTCATTTCGTTTCCTTTTAAAGACCCCAAGACGTTCGGGGCATGAATAGAATTCTGATGCCAAAAATAAAATCGGCAAGAACTTTTTTTAATCTCAACTAAAACGTAGGGGAATGTCAATGCAATTTGGTCGATGAGCAAAATGCTTGACTTTTTGAAATCAGCAAGAACAGCAAAAATCGCACGTTTAAGCAATTTTGTGTTTTGCTTGCATATTTGGTTCGGGGCAATCGCAATCGTTGCACCTCGCAATTTCGTGTTGAAAAAAAATATATTTTCAGACGCATGAAAAAGCAGTCATAATTTATTCCGAACCCGGATAGGAATGAAGTCATGAGCATTCTGAACAGTGAGTCTCCCCACTTTCCGGCGTTTCTTCAGCGGAGAACAGTAGGAGAAAATTCATGTTTCACTATCCCTTTCATGTCGGGGACTATATTGCCGACACTGCTCACCTGAGCATCGAGGAAGACATTGCCTACCGGCGATTGCTCGACCTTTACTACACCTCTGAAAAGCCGATTCCCAACGATGGGAAGCAAGTCTCAAGACGCATTCGCATGGGCGAACATGAGGCTTTGGTCTGCACGGTCTTGGAGGAGTTTTTCAAACTGCACGACGATGACTGCTGGCATCACTCCCGGTGCGATGACGAAATTGCCAAGTTTCAAGGGTTCATCGAGGCCGGTAAACGCGGGGCCGCAAAGCGGTGGGCAAAGCCCTTGGATAGCCACCCCATTGAGGGGGCAATAGGAACCGAGAACCAAGAACCGAGAACCGAGAACCAAGAACCAATATCTATAGATGCTAAAGCATCTAAGTCGAAAACTTCGTTTCCCGACTGTCCGCACGGGCAGATTTTGGAACTCTGGAAAAAACATCTGCCTCATCTGATGCAACCGAGGACATGGGAAGGCGCACGACAGACAGCCCTCAAAAACCGTTGGGTGCAAGCGGCAAAGCCATCCGAGTATTCGCCCAAGGGCTACAAGACACAGGCCGAAGGTCTGGACTGGTGGGATTCGTTTTTCATGTACATCGCTAATGACACAAAACTTTCAACAGGTTTTGAGTCGCAGGGCCGTGTTTGGAAGCCAACCCTTGAATGGGTTTGCCAAGCAAGCAATTTCGCCAAAATCATTGATGGGAAGTACAACAAATGAAAAACTGGCCTTTCCCCCCATTCCCGAACCCGAAACACAAAGATCAACGCAAGCCCAAATTCAACCCGGACAACTTTGAAGAAAGCCCACTATGAAATTCAGAACACACCCACACCTGAGTGACTTGTTGACATTGACTCAAGCAGATTTAGATGCGATTGCAAAAGGCCAAAAACTATCGATTGGTGGTTTGAACATTGAATTTGAGCACGTTCCCAAGCCTGATGTTCATTGTTATGCAAGAATTCTTTTGACTGATTTTAATGCGCCTCCTCGTATTGACGGCCTTGGGCATCTGCATGGTTGTCTTGACAACATCAAATTCACTTTTGATGGCGAGACAGGCAAACTGAAATCAGCGGAGGTGCTATGACTAAAGAAGAAAGAGAAGTGATGCGCATGGCCTTGGAAGCGCACAAAAAGAATGAGCGTCATCGTACAGTTGCTGAAACTCGCTACTGGTGCGAACAATACAAATTGTTGGCCATCACAGCCATTGAGAAATGCCTAGCAAACGATGCCCTAGAAAAGAAGGCAGAGAACGCAAGAGAAATCGGGTTGGACTATGAGCCAGAGATAAGCGCAGGGCCAATTACGCCTGAAATGCAAGCAGGCCCAACGCCTGAGCAGAAAGCGCAGATGGCGGATGCAATACAGAAGTTGGCACAGCCAGAGCAGGAGCCTGTGGAAGTGTTCCTAACAGACGAACACCAGATGGGATTTAAGGTTGGTGTTCAAAGTTTTATTTTGGACTACTGGCCTGATTTGCAATCTGAGGTGGAGTTTATGAAGACGCAACTTTTGACTGCGTTTGCTAGAGCCAAAGCACCACAGCGCAAGCCGCTGACGGATGAAAAGATTGACGATGTCTACGGTAAAGCAAATTGCGACTACATAAGCATCCAAGACTCGTACCTATTTGCCCGAGCCATCGAAGCCGCGCACGGCATTAAGGGGGAAGCATCATGATGCCTTCAATCGACATGGGTGCAATCCACTCAACACACAAATTCAAATTCTGCGATAAGTGCGACACAAGTAAACCCCCGGAAGGCGGTGTTGACATGGGTTCAAGATGGTATTGCCAAGCCTGTTGGAACAAGAAAATCACTGGCAAAAATCTGAAACAGAATCGCACAACAAGGAGCAAATCATGAGTTTCGCAAAACCTTATGTCAGCAAAATGGAAGATGACATGGAGCAAGAGCGGGCAAGCCAGTGCACTGCGCACGGCTGTCCGAATCGATGGGCCATCAGCGAAGGCCGCTTGTGCTCTGCTCACGCATGGTCAAGCGTCAAGGACTGGCCCAGAATCACCGATGCCGAGATAACCAAGGCCGCGCAACGGTCAAACCGAAGGGCAATCACTTCCTCACCCGCGAAACCCGTCACGGACGCAGAGAAACGTGCCGCAGTGGAGTCTTTTCGATCATTGGCAAGGGGTGGTACAGACCCGAAGCATTGGGCCGTAAAACTCAAACAGCGAGAAACCGAGGGTGAGCACCTGTCACTGATTCAAAAGCGATTCTGGCGGGAGGCCCTTCATGAGTCCTGATTCAGCAAAAATGATTTTGGACGCGGTAAAAGAGGGCGGTAACGTTCCTTTTTACCAAATACACCTAGCACTGTACATAACTGGTGATTTAGATGGAAGACAGACCAACAAGAGCGGACCGGGAGTGGATGGAACTATGCGAAGCCCGCGAATGGGTAAAACGATATCAGACCAAGATTGGCGAGGTCGGGTCCGTGAGAGCGCAATCATGGTGGGAGCAAGTAAAACATGACATTGAAAAAAAGCGAGGCAAACACGCCCTCGAAATCCTCAAAAGGAACATGAATGAGACGCGCCGCAAGGGTTGATGCAAACCAAACGCAGATCGTCTCAGCCTTGAGAGCGGCTGGCGCATCTGTCGAGCAGTTGTCCGCTGTAGGCAAAGGTTGCCCTGACCTACTGGTCGGCTATCGAAGCGTGAACATCCTGATGGAAATTAAGGATGGCGAAAAAACGCCGTCTGAGCGCAAATTGACCTCAGACCAAATTGTTTGGCATCGAGAGTGGAAAGGTGCTGTGTTTTTAATCACAAGCGTAAATGAAGCCCTACGCGCACTGGAGTACTACAAATGAAGAATGTTGAAGAAGCGGCCCGGTTCATCCGGGAGAATGCCGGCCTGTATGGTAACGCCAAGGGCCGCAGGGTCTACCTTGACGAATTTCGGAAGTCGAAAAAAGCATTGCTGATGAAGGATGCTTTGCGCAAAGGCATCGAGGCCGCCAACGCCCAAGAGCGTGAAGCCTATGCCAATCCCGAGTACCGAGAGTTGCTTGAGGGTCTTGCGGCGGCTATTGAGGAGGAAGAAACGCTGAAGTGGAAGATTGAGGCCTGCCGTCTCGACATCGAGATATGGCGCACTCGCCAAGCCACTGAACGCATGGTCATAAGGTCACACGAATGAGAAAACAAGTCAGACGAAAAGTGTGGAAACTTGTCGACCCGATTGTTCACGCAATCGAAGGGGCGTCCATCACTGCCGAGGAACACCTAAACAAACTCAGGCTGATGGAACTGGCGGCAATCGAAGCCATGATCAAAGGCCACGGAACCCTTGAAGACTGGAAGTCCTTGTGCGATGTCCTGAACATTGCTGAAATCATGGGAGAGAACGGCATTGGCCCCGAGGTCCTGCCAATCTGTGCCATCGTTCAGGAGGAAATGGCTCAGGCCGCAACCCGGTACGAACAGACCCGCAAGATGGGCCTGACCGGTCAAGGCATCAAGGCCCTCAAGGAGTTGTATGAATACCACGACCTACAGAGGACAAGCATCAGCCGGTCTGAATACGAGCGCATGATCAAAAAGACGGGCGACTACATCCGGGGCAACTCTCATCGTGTAAGGCATATCACATGAACAACAAACTCACGGCAATCGAGCGGTTGCACCTCGCAAGAGTGAAAGAGATGCCTTGCGGTGTCTGCGGACAAGCGGGGCCATCTGACGCGCATCACATTGAACAGCATATGCAGTACCTTTGCATTCCTTTGTGTAAGGATTGCCACCAAGGTTCTCACAACGGTATTCACGGACGCAGAAGCATTTGGAATGTGTTGAAAAAAACTGAGTTATCAGTCTTGAACGATACAATCCGTGCGCTTACAATGTAATTTCATAGGAGGCCCACATGGTCAAATTCAAAGCATCTGTCGAGGCAACAAATGTAAACACAACAGACCCGGTGATGGACTTCACTATGTGCGTTCTCCACAGCGTGACAGTGACGCATATTCAACACCTTGTAGCGAAAACCTACGCCATTCACGTTGCTCTTGGTGAATTTTATGGCGAGGTAGGCGACTTGATCGATTCCTTTGTAGAGTCGTTTCAAGGCAAATACGGTTTGTTGACCAATTTCCCGACAAACTATTCAGTGCCAACAGCATCCGACCCAATTTCATACCTAACGGGCCTGAAGCAAGAGGTAGAGTACTACAGGCAAACCAACGGTTTCCCACAAGATTCAGAACTGCAAAACGAGGTCGACAACATTGCCAACCTCATCAACAGCACACTGAATAAATTAAAACACTACAAATAAACTACAGGACAAGACATGACAAAACTCAAG